TTCTAAGATCGGTTGTAAACACATAATCTTATTTGAAGCTAGATCGATCTCATCTAATAAAAGAAGAGCGCCTCTTTCCATTGCTTCAATAACTGGACCATTCTGCCATACAGTTTGACCGTCTTTTAATCTATAACCACCAAGTAAATCGTCCTCATCGGTTTCAATTGTAACGTTTACTCTAATACATTCTTTTTTAGCTTCGGCACAAGCTTGTAATATAGACATTGTTTTACCGTTACCAGATAGACCTGTAACAAACACTGGATAAAACTTACCAGATTTGATAATAGATTTAATATCAGGATAGTTGCCGAATGGTACAAACACTGGATCTTTTTTAGGTACAATATCGCCTGTAAGAGAAGATACTATATAAGCGGCTTCTTTTTTAATTTCAACATCAGTTGTTTTTTCAACCTTACTTGATTTTGAATTTGCCATAGGTAATTTATAACTACCTCTACCTACTTTATATTCGTCAGATTTTAACCAAGACGGGTTTTTCAATTTTTCTGATTTATAAAAATCATTAATTTCTGCTCTAGTTAAAACTTCTTTTTTATAAAAAGCATAAGCTTTTTCTACGAAGTCTTTTTGAGTCTTATTAAGTTCAATCATTTACTTTAGTCCTTTCATCATTTAGTTTATACATATATAATAACATAGCATTGTGTCAACATTATGTCTTTTTTTAAAGAAAAAACCTTTTAAATTCATATACTTAAACGATTTGTTCTATAAATTTGTTTAATAGCACTCTGGAATACAGTCTATTTTTCATAGATTTGGTAAATATCTTTTTAATTTCACTAGTAGTATTACCACTATTAATATTACTCAAATCAGCGTTTTCAATATTCATATCTTTAGCATTAACAACATAGTAAGAATTATAACCTGGTTTAGGTATTTCTAATACTTTATCTTTTAAAAATTGTTTTCTAAGTTTTTCATAATTTGAGTTATAAGTTAATTTACCATTAGCTGAAATATACTCATCTACAAATTGACTAAAACTATTTTTGTTAACTCTTTTAGATAAGTAAAAACCAATTGTAGTAACATTATATTTTGATTGCAATACTTTTAATAAAGTTGATGTAACGCAAGATCTATATGAATCATAGTGTCTACCTGTATATTCTCTTTCAGTAGTATATCTTTTTTTACCATCTTTAATAATTGTTTGAGTGTCCCATTTTTCAATGGCAAGTTTGTTATTAGGTTTAGTGGTATCAATATTATAATTAGCACAATCACCATTAGATTCGCCATCTGTAAGAGTAATAAATGAAAGTTTTTCTATTTTATATTTTGCTTGAAATAAAGGTATTAATTTATTACACATAATAATAGCTTCATTTAGTGGTGTTGATGTTAAGTGGTACTCTTGTTGTACTGGAATTGGATATCCTTTATGGTGTAAATCATCACTTGCATAACTAAATGATCTATTGAAATAATTTGCCATCATATAAAGGTATAATAATGATTCGTGTAATACTGTTTTTTTCATTCTATGGCTAACAACGTTTACTAAATGAGATTTTTCAGCAAACATATTACCATTTTTAAATTTAAAATATTCTTTTGTATCATCTTTTTTGTCTTGTACATCTTTAAACAAATACACTTCAAAAGGTATATTAATTTTTTGACAAAACCAAACTAGATTACATAATTGATGTACAGTTTTATTCATTAGATCGCACATTGAACCTGACCAGTCTAATAACATTATCATACCGTGGTTTTTACTATCAGGTAATACTGTTAATCTTTTAAAAATATCATCACTAAATTTGTAGTTTTTTAATTTAAGAGAATCAATAACTCCTGTTTTATCAACAGTAGATCTTTTATGAGCAGTAGCTGCTTTTTTCATTTCAAATTCTTTAACAAGATACATTACAGTTTTTGAACTGTCTTTTTTAAATTTTAAGAAATCTTGTTTAATCCAATTCCAATATGCTTTATACATATCAGTATTAAAGTTTCCATTAGTAATTTTGCCTGAACAATGACCCGATACATTGTCTTTCATATCTTTTAAAAATTGTTCGTAAGATACTAAAGCATTTTTTAAATTAGGTTCAGGTAAAGTAGCGTATCTATAAGTTTTACTTTTATCTAATAACTTATCTTTTGATTGTTCAAAATTTTGATCTGTAATACAAGTTAACGCAGTATCAACTTTAACATTATCACCACCAGCACCAAAAGGATTACCAACAGACGAATTGCCTTCTTGTTTATCTTTTGATTCTTCTGATTTATTATCTGAAGGGTTGTTATTATCGCTTTCAGTTTTAACTGTAATTTGAATTGTAGATTTACCATTTTTATCTAGTTTATAATTTTTAGATAATGGGTGATTGTCAAAATCTGGTAACTTAGATAATTGTTCTAATTGTTTTTCTTGCCATCCGTATAACTCTTTAGCAATTTTTAATACATCAGCAAATGTTTTAATATTATCAATTCTGTCAACAAATTTTTGCTCTTCTTTTGAAAAGTTAATATTTAATTTTTTAGATGATTTGTAATACATATTAATTTTATCAATTAACATTAAATCAGTATTTACATTTTTACCTTTTAAACCAAAAAAGTTTTGTTTCATTAATACATCAAAAGCATTAATATAATTTCTTACTATACCTGGATATTTTTTCTGAATTAATTTGTCTATTCTAGTATCTTCAATAACGTTAACGTAAGCTCTATACTTTGGATCTTCTAATTTAGACCAAGCTTTTAATGGTGTATGTAATGCGTGGGAACATTCGTGTGCCGTAAGCATATCATAAACATCGCCTTGTGGTTTTTTGAATATTGGTAAAGTAACTATTCTGTTTTCTAAATCAAAGGAAGCTGTTTTTACGTTATTATGTTCTACAGATAAGTTTTCTGTTGCGAATAGTTTTGCAAGTTGTGATTTCGAATCAATGTTTACATTATTAACTTTACTCATATATATAATATAACACCTTACCTATCAAATTACAATGATTATACTGCAATTTAAAAGATATAAAAATCAATGACTTATTATAGATTGTGTCAAAATTGTGATGCTGTCGCTCTAAAAAATTAAGATTTTAATGGTTTCAGCACTTTTAAATATATATTATCTATTAAACTTTTCATACATAATGGCGCAACCATTCTTCCAACTCTTTCAGCTTGTTGATCAAATTTACCTGATAGTTTAAAATCATCAGGTAACCCCATAACTCTTTTTAATTCTAGTATAGTTAATTTACGATTTTTTGCGTAATGAAATACTCCTGATAAACCCATCTTTTGTCCTGCTTGTGTAACTGTAGGACAAGGTAAATCGGGACAAGGTCTTATCATATTGAACATAGATTGTTTTGGATTAATTTCTATATATTTTGGATCTGATGGTTTTAAATGTTTGGTAGGATTAAATTCTAATAGTTCTATCCATTTTTTTTGAAACGAACCTTGTACAAAGTCTAATAACATCTTTTCTTCTTCAGGATCGTTTTGAATATTATCTATTGCTTGTTTTAATGTAACTTTAGTTCCTGATGGTAATGGATATATTTCACTTTCCATATTCATAAAGTTTAATCCAATTTTACTCATTATATCATTTCTAATGGCAACAAAGAAACATCTTTGTCTAGCTTGAGGGGTACCGTAATCAGCAGAGTTCAATACTTTACCTACTGCCTCATATCCTATATTTGAAAACTCATTTATAATACGATTGTAATATTCTTTTGCTTCACCCATTGTAATACCAGCAACGTTTTCACCAATGATTATTTTAGGTTGTATATCATTTGCTATTCTAATAAATTCAAAAAATAAATCTTCTATGTTTTCAACTTGTTTATCATCTGAATATTTTTTAGTTTTATCCCACCCCTTTTCTCTTTTACCTGCAATACTAAATGCTGAACAAGGTGGAGAACCATCTAGTATATCTAATTCGCCTTTTGATATCTTAGCAAGTTCTAAAAAGTCTTTACCAGTTAATTTTTTTATATCATCTTTAATAACAGGTGTATCGGGATAATTTTCTTTATATGTATCAACTGCTGCATCTACAAATTCATTTACAACTAATACGTTACCACCAGCTAGTTTATAACCTGTAGAAGAACCTCCTCCACCTGCAAAGGTAGAAATAACTGTAAACAGTTTTCTTTCAGCTGACGTTAATACGTCTTTCATTGTATATGGTTTATACATTATTCTTTTTGTTGATCTATTATATCTTTTTGTGACCACTGTAAGGTCTTACTTCTATTTAAAGAACCTGCACCTTCAGCAATACCTGGTTTTAATTTTGTAACTTTACCACCTTTATCTAAAAATTCTTTAAGAAGTTTATCTCTTTCTTCTTGTGACATTTTAGGTTTTAAAGGTTCATCTGTAAAACTAGCCATTTAACATTCTTCTCCTTTCTAATCTGCTTATTTCTTTTTCTGCTTTTTTATAAGCCATATCAAGTTTTAATTTACTTGCACGTTCAGTAAATATTCTACCTAACATATGATCGTATTCGTGTTGAAATATACGACTCATCATACCATCTAAATGAGCTTCTTTTAGATCGCCTTTTTCATCTTCATACTTAGCAACTATTTTTCTGGGTCTAGTTAAGTTTAAAAATAAAAAAGGAAAGCTTAAACACCCTTCTTTCATAACAATTGTTTCTTCTTCTGCAGATATAATCATAGGATTAAAACAAGTTATTTTAACTCCTTTTTCTATTTCGGGATGCCCACCAAATACAAACATATTGAAAGGTAATCCTACTTGATTGGCTGATAATCCCAATCCTCCATATCTAAACATTGTTTCAAACATTACGTCTGAAAGTTCTTGTCTATCTTTAAAATTATGTTCTTTTAACATACTATCGTTAAAAGGTGCTATAGCACTTAATACTCTAGGATCACTTGGCGATATTAATTTTAGTAATTTCTTTTCTGTTTTCTTTTTTTCTATTTCTTCTTTTGTAGCTAAACGTGGACTAATAGGGTTTCCATTTTCATCTACCTTATCCCACACTACCTCTTTTATTTCATTAGACATTTTGTAACCTCGTAAAGTTATGTTCTTTTTCAAACTTAATTATATTAGTAAACTTATCAAATAATATATCCCCTTTGTGAGATATAATAAAGATATTTTCTTTAGTTAATGATCTAAGAATTTTAAAGAAATCATCTGTTCCTTGACCATCTAAACTACTATCAAAAATTTCATCTAATATCAATAAGTTTGTATGTGCACTATTTTTTATTTTAGCTATTGCTCTCCAAGTAAACACCAGTGCTAGATCTATTCTTAGTTTTTCGCCTTCGCTAAAATTATTATAATCAAAGTTATCTCTATGACGACTTTTTACTGTTTCGTTAAATTCTTCATCTAAGTGAAAAGACACGAAGAAATCCATTGATTGTAAATATTGATTTATTAAAGTATTCATTATTGGAATATACTTTTTAATTATCATTGCCTTAGCACCTTTGTCATTTAACAATTCTCTTAAAACATCAATGTATTGTTTTTCTTCTGTAATTCTTATTAATTCTTTTTTACTTAATTCTAAATCATTCTTTAACTGATTTAATTGATCTTGTATATTTTTACCATCAGTTTGTTTATTTTCTAAAGACAGAATCTCATTGTGTATATCATCGCTATATTTTTTTAATGCTTCTATTGAAGTATTTGATTTTGCAACTTTAACTAATAGTTCATTTACTTTTTGTGATGTTGCATTTAAACTATTAATAACAGTTTCAGTTTCTATTATTTCTGATAATAATTGTTGTAAACCTTCATCTAGTTTTGATATCTTAGATGTCTCTGCTGTTATTTTGTCAGACTTAACAGACAAATTTATATTCTGTGTACATTCAGGACACGTATCATTGTTTTGAAAAAACTCTAATGTTCTTTTATGTTTTAATAAATTTGTTTCTATTTTGGCTTCTAGTTTTGATAATTGATTTGCTTTTTTATTATAAGTATCTAATTCTTTTAAAGAAACATTATATTGTTCTATTTCTTTATTATAGGTATTAACTTCTTCTATATATTTTTCTAGTGATTTTTTATTTTCTTCTAATACAACCTTTTTAACATCTTTATCGTTTATGTTACGATTTTGTATCTCATTAAAATGTTTTTGTTCTAATTCATATTTTGATTCTACTATATCACATTTGTGTTTTAAATCTACAATACTATCTGTTAAGGCTGTTTGTTGATTTCTTAATAGAACGTCCATATTTCCAAAAACTCTTATATCTAATATTTCTTCTACAACCTCACGTCTATGTCTAGGTCTTAATCTCATAAATGGTTCGTATGATGATGACCCTAGTATAACTACTTGTACAAACGATCTATAGTTTAATCTTAAAATATTATTTTCTAAATATCTTTGATAATCTACACTAGATGCATCTTGATTTAATAACTGACCATCTAAGTATATTTCAAATAAAGTAGGTTTAATACCTCTTATAATTTTATATTCTTTTGTACCTATACTAAACTCTAGTATAACTTCTGTGTCAGCATCATTAATTGAGTTTACAATTTGTTCTTTTTTAATTAATCTAAATGGTCTATTAAATAACGCAAAACATATTGCATCTAATAAAGTAGATTTACCAGCGCCGTTTGTACCTATAATTAGTGTTGAAGGTGCTGTATTTAAAGCTATTTCTATTGGTGTATTACCAGTAGATAAAAAGTTTTTCCATTTAATTTTTTTAAATACTATCATTCGTTTGCCTCAACATAAAGTTCTTTTACATAATTTTTAAGTTTGTTTTTATCTAATGTAGTATCTATTTGATCAATATAATTATTTAAAAATGTAAGAGTATCTTCACCTTGTTCTAAAATATTATCTTTAACTGTAGCTGTTAAATCATTTGTAGTATCTTCTATAATATTTAATTCGTGTACATTAATTTGATTATGAAACTTATCTATAAGTTTATCAAACATATCCTGATTCTTTTTTTGTACAATAAAAAGTTTTACAAAACAATTTTCGTATTCAGTTATATCTTTATTTGTATAATCTTCTTTTGTGTCATCATACATAAATTTTTTAAAAATTCTATTAGGGTTTGGTATTCTAATTAATTCTCTAGTCTGTGTATCAAACATATGAAAGCCTTTAGGACACTGAAAGTCTGACCAAGTAATTTCATATTGCGTTCCTAGGTAATAGATATGTTTGTCATCTGATTTTTTATGAAAATGTCCTGATATAACTTTTTCAAATCTTTTAAATTGATCTTTGTCTAATCCTTGTTCATTAAGATGACCTCTGTGCATTTCAAAACCTTTTATTTCTAAATGACCCATACATATTTGTGCTGTAGATTTGTCTATTGCGTGTGATGATTCTTCTGCTGTTGCGTCACATATCCAAGGTAAAAATAATATATCAAGTCCATCAAAGTTAACTGTTTTAGGACTAGTGTATATCCACGGTTCATTTATTCCGTCAAACGTTGTAACCAATTGTTGCATTGAATTTACTTCGTTTGTATTTTTATAATATGTATCGTGGTTACCTATAATAATATGAGTATCTATTTTTAAGTCCCATAGTCTTTTCCAAAATTTTTTTTGAAAGTTATGTGCTACTTGAAAGTTAATAAATTTTCTTCTATCAACAACATCACCTAAATGAATTACCGTTTTTATATTATTTTCTATTAAATAAGGAAAAAAAATATCATCAAAAAATTTGTTTTGATATTCAATAAAAGCAGGGGAGTCATTACGACAACCAAAATGGGTATCGTTTAATAAAGCAATCTTCATACTACTTAATAAAATATTCTAATTTACTTTTTTTCTTTTTTTTCTTTTGATTTTGTTTTTTCATCTCTCTATGATGAGCAAGACTTTCAATCTTGGGTACTTCTTCTATAGGTAAATTCTTTTTTAAAAATTCTGTAAATTGATTATGGAATTCTCTATCTTCACCTGGTTGTAATGCCATATCATCAAAGTTTGAATCTAATAACATCTTATGCTTAATTGTTACTTGTTTTTTTTCTTTTTGTATTCTTCTAATAAATGCGTAATATATAATTTGTGTAAAGTAAGCAAATGGATTATTTGATTTATCAGGATCAAAGTTGTCCAAGTATTGTAAACAATTTTCTATACCATCAGAAATCATATCATCTCTAAAAGTATAATTAATAAAGTTTGGTCTATATGATAAGTGATTTGCTATTTTTAAAAAACAAGTACCTATGTAATTAGTAACAGGAGGATTTACCTTCCCGTCTTTTTTAGCTTGTTTACACATTTTCTTGTACTCTATCATAGCGGCAAGAAAATCTTTATTACTTACGTAATGCTCTTTTGACTTTTTTGATGTTGTCATTATTTAAATATACTACAGTTTGTGTTATTTGTCAATCACTTATACAAAAAAATGCGTTTTAAAATTGGTTGACTTTTTCATTTAAAATGATATACTGAGCTTGTAGAGCGAAGAAATAGTATAGAGTTAGAGTTAATGGAGTATTTTCTTTTTATCTCTAAAGCCATCCCACAATTCATTATACTTATCGTTCTCCTCTTTCGTCAAAGGTTTCGGCTTTTCTTCTTCTTTTCTTTTTGGAGTTTCTATTAGATCATACTTAGATGATACATCATAATAACTTTTGGCTAGTTCGTCCGTGGCTTTAGTAATAGTTATAATTTTATCTTTTGGGAGAGTTACGATTAAATCATTCGTATATGCTGTCCATTTAATTAGCGCAATATAATCTCTTAGACCTTTAGCTGTTAACTGTGATACGTATTTAATTTGTAACGGCCTTTCTAATCTAAGTAACGGAGAATCCTGTGGCAATTGTTCTTTAGCCAGAGTGCAAACAATATCATCGCCGTTTATTAGTTTAATTATTTTTATCTCTTCCATTATTCAATTCTATGTTGTGTATTTCGTAGGTAAAGTTTTCACTTGTGTATATATTTATTCTCTCTCGGAAATGAGCTAAAGTATAGTTTTCTTTTCCATTATAAGAAAGGTCATCGGCTATATCATATAGTGTTGCACTTGATTTATTATCCTTTAAACGTAAACCTCTACCAATAGATTGTAAATTACGAATACGAGATTTTGACGGAGATGCAAAAACTATGTTATGTAAATTTCTTATATTAATACCAGTACTAAATGTTCCGTAACTAGCTATTATAATTGCGTTATCTGATTTCTCAGTTATAAATCTAATCTTTTCTCTTTCTTCAGCTTCTACCCCACCATAAACGAAAAATATTTTTTTATCTTTAGCTTTATCTTCTATAAGTTGTTTTAATATAACTCCGTGTTTTTCTACATACTGAAATAGTACTAAAGAATTACCTTGTAAATTTAAACATAGATTACGAATATACTTATTTCTTTTTTCGTTAGATACTAAAAAATCCATTTCTTCTTGGTAACTTTTATCTTTTAAAAATTGTTTAGAGTGTGTATCGTGTTGAAGTATTAAACATATAATTTTAAGATCAGCTAATTGTTTCTTTTCTTGTAGTTCTGAAGTAGATGTAACTTTATTAACAGCGCCAAACAAACCTTCTAAAACTAATTTGTTAGTTTTTGTTCCATCAAGTGTACCTGTTAAACCATAACGATACTTACAATCTTCTAGTTTAGTCATTATCTTACTTAATGAAACTGCTTTGAATAGATGACACTCGTCACCAATAACCATACCAAAAGATTTAAACCATTTTTTAGGTAAATTATAAACAGATTGCCACGTTGATATAATTACGTTTTTATTTGTTTCTTTTTCGTGACCTTGATATATTTTGTGTATATTTTTATTTGAATCCCAACCATAATCTTCAAAGTCTTTATATAACTGTTCTACCAAAGACGTAGTAGGAACAATAATTAATATTTTTTGATTTATTTTTTTTAAACGAATTAAATTGAATCTCACTAGTAAATAAACTATTAATGATTTACCTGAGGCTGTAGGAGATAATAGTAAACAACGATTTTTTCTAAGACTATGAATAAATGCTTCTCTTTGATAATCACGTACTTCTAAAGGTATTTTTAAAGCATTTATAAATCCATCAACAGCTTTTGTATCTACCTCAGTATCTTTATTTTTAGTACCATCAACGACTTGTATTTTGTTTTCTTCACACCACTTCAATATATACGGATATAGACCAGCATATATTTGTCCAGTGGCATATGAAAATAATCTAATACGACCATCCCAAACTCTATTTCTAAAAGCAGGAACAAATTTATAACCCGGTACCTCAAACGTAAAATATTCTGATAACTCTCTACGTATAGAATCGTCAGCTTCTATTTTAAGATAGACTTCGTTTTTTTTATCTATGATGATGTATTTAATAAGCGTCATTATACAGCGCCACTTGTAAACCTTCTCCACTCTATGGCATTTTTAATTGTATATGTTCTATTGATTATTACTCTTAATGTACGATCTAAAAAATCAACAACAGTATTTAAATATACAACTTTTTGAGATAATAACTTTATTTCTTCGTCAGCATCCAAATACTTGTCTATATCAGTTTTTAATATCTTTAAATCAAATGGTTTAGCAACATATACACTAGGGTCTGACTTACCAGTGTAATACTCCCACTTATCACGTCTAAGCGTCTTTAAATCGTCCTCAGCACGTGTTAATAGAAGTTTAAACTTAGTATAATGTTTCATATACTTATTATGTAACTGTGGTGTTCTTAATGATTCTAAATCCAATTCAACATCATTAATTTTAAGATCCTTATCTGCTTGTTCTTGTAGTTCTTCAAGTGTCATTAATATACTCCAAATGCCCATTTTTTTTCTTCACACCACCAACACTTTTTACAGGGCTTTTTATATTGATTGGTTTGTTCTTGGTTTTCGTTTATACAACTGTATGTATAAGGTAGTAAAGATTTTAATAGATTGTTTTCTTTATAAATTAAAGCAATATCTTTTTTATTTAAATGATATAAAGGAATAAATTTTTTATCAATTTTAGTACCGTTATTATCAATCATATATTTTTCATTGTCTCTTTTCTTGTCTCTATTTTTATCATCTTCAAATTTAACATTAGGATTTTTAGTTGCACCTAATACAATAAAATCAGTTTGTTTAAAACTATTAAAATCGTTAGATGACAATTCAAACTTATGTTTTAAATACTTTATTATTTTTTTACAAAATTTAAATTTAGTTAACTTAGTTATTTGTTTTAATATATCATCAGACTTTTTATTTAAAAAATGATTAGTGTGATTCTTAGGTAAAAAAATTAAAGGTGTTATTGTTTTTTTAATTTTATTATCTTTTAAATATTTTGCTATCAAATAAGTTAACAATGTACTATCACTTCCACCAGACATACTAACAATAATATTATTAGTAAAAGCAGGTAAATCTAATGTTATTTTTTTATGTATTTTTAACATAATATAATATTATTATAACACAAAAGTATAATAAAATCAACCTAAGTTACTGTTACTAATGTCTGAGAACTGCCAGGATTAGCAAAGTTATAAACCTTATATTTAAATGTAACATCTACAGTTAAATAATTAATATCTGTTGCTTGTTGATTATAATTTAGATTACCAACGTTTATAGGAAATATATCTTCAAATCTTATTTCAAGTACAGGATTGTTTTTATTAGTTAATATCATAAGTGTAGCATCGGATACTGTACCACCTTGACTAGGCGATGCAAATTTAACTTTACCAATTTCACTACTTACTGAACTTCTACTTGTAGGAAATCTATCAGCACCAGCTTCTGCTAAAGTTTTAAATTGTTCAGAATCACTAGGAAATCCTAGTCCAACTAACCAACCGTGGATTTCTCTATAGTTTTCTAAATTTTCATCTACTAAAAAAGTAACCTGTAAATCACCATATTTTAATTTTTCTCCTGGATATGGAATATCTTTTAATGGTGTTTGTTGTTCTACATAATTTAAACTTACTCCAGGAACGTTTATAGCAGTACAAAAATACTCTACTTTTGGTAACTTAATTATACTAAATTTAAACTGTGTAGGACTAGCATAATCTAGTTTAGTTGGTTGTCTGTTATAGGAGTTAGTAATTGTCATAGTAATATTTATATTAACTTATAATACGTCTTTTAATACCTTTACGTTTAATGTCTAATGTTAAACAATGTACGCCACCTTCCCAATATAAACTATGACGTTGAGGAATACAATGGCTATTAATGTTTAGAGTTTTTAAGTATTTAAACAATTCAGGTATTTCTCTATTAAACAATATGTTATTACTATCTAATATTAATACATTTAAATCAAAGCAAACTTCTTGTGAGAATCCTCTCCAATTATTTAAATATGATTCTAAATAAGACATTGAATATTTACCACCTGTTTGCTTATATTCATTAACATATTTTTCAAAATTTAAAGGGGGAAGATACTTGCCAACATCTATTAAGTTTTTATTCCTTAAACATAAAGGAACCCAATCAATATTATTATGTATTACTGTTTCATCATTTATTAAAATAAAACCGTGATCTATGTGGCCATAATTATCTGTTATGGTTCCTTCGTTTTCAATAAAACGAATATCAGGCAAGTTTCTTTTAACCCAATTTAATCCTCTTTTAGAACCAGGACCGGTTCCATTATAAATTACACTATCTCCTGCTTTAAACATAACAGCAGTATGAAATAATAATTGTTCTTTTAACAAATCACTATAGATATCTTTTCTAGTATACCAATTATCTATATTATTTAAATCTTTTAATATAGGAGGTGGACTAGATAACCAGTTATAACCTTCTTTAAATAACTGTGTAAATATTTTTGAATAAGATAAAGAATCAAAATATCTATCAGTATAACTTGTATAAGTTTGTAATATAGTATCACCTATAACAATGTATTGATCTCTTGGAACTATAGGACAAATTGGAAAATTAACTTTAAAATTAACTAAATCAAATTCTTTTTTATACTTAATAACTTCAGGCCTGTGTACTTTAATGTTTGATTTAATTAAAAAATCAGAAAGATTATTTAAATCTTCTTTTGTTTCTTCTAATATTTTATTAAACCCAAGTAAAGTTTCCTTAGGTAAAGCCCAATCTAAATCACCAGGATTATAACAATCACCAACAATAACTTCTTGTAACGGATCAAATTCTGTATATATCATTTACCATAACCCATAATTTCTTTTAAATACTCTTTAGACCAATTCTTATAATAGTTTGTTTTTGTTAATACTTTTCTAGCATTATTTAATTCTTTTTTATCCTGACACAATATTATATTATGTTTACCATTACCTGTAGATAGTTTTTTTATGAAAGTTTTAGATTCTTTATGATCTGGTAAAAATATATAATTTCTATATTTTTTGTTTAGTATTTTACATTTACTTTTTAATCTACCAATAGAAGTCTTTTCTTTAATAACAAATATAACAACATCACAATTATATTCAATTAAATCTAAATTTATATCTTTAAAATTTACTTCAAATACTTTATATGTTGCAGATTTAGCAAAAGGACAAACTGAATAATTATTTAAGATTTTTGATTTAAATGATATACGATTAATCCACAAGTATATATCTTTCATCAATGACTTCATAATTTTATTTATATAAAAAAAAAGGGAGAGTTTTTTAGACTCTCCCTTTAATCGTGTTACTAGAAAGTAACAAGTAGCTTACATTAAGTTAGTTACTTGAACTTTTCTGTAGTATCTGTTTGCATTCGCAGCACCAGCACCATTGATAATCGCAGTTGCAGTTGAAGCACCAGCTTCAGCAAATGGATTAGCTTGGATACCGTATCTCGTTTTGAAACCAATTTTTGGTTGGAACGAGTCTTGTCCTACAGCTCTCACCATTTGTAGTGGAACGTATGGACAATAGAAGATACCGGCATCATACTGTGATGTACCTTTGTATCCTACTACGAAGAACTGTTTAGCTGCTTGGTTTGCAGAATATGGATCGATATAAACTTTATATCTACCATTTAGTATTCCAGCAAAAGTGTTACCTGTGTCATCTACATTAAGATTATTGTTTAATGCAGGTGTATAGTCT